AAATCGAAAGCGTTATATCGCCTATGGTTTTTAATGGTAGTTATACCGTTTACACCTTTTCAGATGGATCAACCAGTACCTTGCCTACTCCTCCTGCCGGTACTACTTTAATTGATACTCAAAGTTATTCAATTCATCACAGAGATATTCAAGGTGCCAGCCCAGAATGGCTGGACATCAATTACCCCGGATGGCGTACCGCAACCGCGGAAAAAGACATTAAGTTTTTTTCTATGCAATCTAATAACACGTTTGTTTTAACGCCGGATGATAACGTTGATAGATCAGATTATTTAGTGGTGTCATTGATTCTCATGCCGAATAGGTCAAGCACGTCATTAAATTATGATTTTGGTAATCGTTGGTTTGATGGCTTAGTAGCAGGTTCTAAATATTTATTATTAATAACACCTGGTACAGAATGGAGCAATCCAGAACTTGCTCAGTATTACAAAGCTAAATTTGATGAGTACGTTATGGAGGCTAAACGCTACCTTCGTACCGGTTTTAGACATCCGCAAGCGGATGGCATTAATCACGTTAAATTACACTATTAAATATCGTCGTGATGACGAAAAGGAAACACCATGGCTTCAACGACTGACGCAGTAACGATTACCAATAGGGCTTCATTATTACTTTCTGATGCCTCTCAAACGCGTTGGTTGCCGGCTGAACTTCTAAATTGGATTAATGATGGTCAGTTAGAGATTGTGGCTTTAGTGCCTAATGCTAATCCAACTACGTCTACGGTTACTTTAGCTGCTGGCGCTAAGCAAACTGCCCCCACTGGAGCGGTTTTAATTAATGCGTTTGTCCGTAATATGGGAGTCGGGGGTTCAACGCCGGGCGTAGGTATTCGACAAGTGACTCGAAAATATATGGAATCGTTCATTGCAGGATGGTTGACGGCAACCCCTAGCATAACTGTGACGCATGTAGCGTATGATCCTGAAGATTCTAGCACTGATTTTTATGTGTATCCGCCACAACCTGCATCAGGTATGAGTAGCATTGAAATTGTTTATTCTTCATTGCCAACGGCAATTTCTGACCTAAATATTGGCACTAAAATTACTATTAAGGATATGTATGCTAATGCGTTATTAGATTACATTTTGTATCGTGCATTTGCTAAAGACTCTGAATACGGCAATCAAGACGGTAAAAGCCAATCACATTACAAAATGTTTTCGCAATCGATTGGCGTTAAATACACTATTGATTCTTCTATTGGCGGTCAATCGCAATCAGATGGTAATCAAGGTGGGAATCCAGCGGCTAATTTAACTAACACCCGATAAGGAATAGTTATGGCCTCTACCATTGATGCGGTCACTATCATTAACAAAGCGTCACAACTATTAGGTGATGCGTCGCAAACGTATTGGACGGCGGGCGAATTATTAGGTTGGTTAAATGATGCACAAACTGAAATTGCATTATTAATACCCAACTCAAATACGGCAACCACCGCTATTCAATTAGTAGCAGGGGCTAAACAGATAGCACCTGAGGATTCTATTCGTATCATTGAATTTACCAGAAACATGGGATCTACTGGTTTATTGTCGGGTAATGCTATCAGGCAGATTGAGCGTAAAGTTTTAGACCGTTATATGCCTAATTGGTCGTATGACACACCTAATGCGGTAGTGGTGCATGCCATGTATAACGCTGAAGATGATAATGAAACGTTCTATGTTTGGCCACCTCAACCCGTTACACCGACCTATATTGAAATAGTTTACTCACAACGCCCTGTCTTGATTTCAGATATGAATGTGGGTACCAAAATAACTATTGATGATTATTACCAAAATCCCTTATTAGACTATGTATTGTATCGGGCTTTTGGTCGTGGTACCGAAAGCGCAGGCAATTATCAACGTAGCCAAGATCATTACAAAATGTTTGCTGATATTTTGAGCATCAAACATGAAGCGGATCGTAATGCTAATAACAACATACCCACAAAATGAGCCTTAAAATAAGCAGTTTTTCAGGCATTGCTCCTAAAGTTAACCCGCCATTATTGGATGACACCATGGCGGTTGTTGCGCAAAATTGTCGGGTTGATCGTGGCTCTATTCGGCCGCTACAGGGGTTAACGCAAGCAGTAGCCGCTCCAACAACATTAGGGTTTACGCCTAAAAGTATTTTTAAATATGGATCACCTGCATGGCTTTATTGGGCTAATGCTAACGTAGACGTTGCGATGAGTCCTGTGCCTAATGATACATGGGGACGAATTTATTACACCGGTGGTGAAGCCGCTTATCCTCAATATACATGGACTGGCATGCCGTCAGCGGCTGGATTAGCTCAAGGGATGCGTTTAGGCATTACTCAGCCGGGTAATGGTATGATTTCAAGTATTGGTGTAACAGGTACCGCTACTGGAACGGCTTATCAGCGTTACTATACTTTTAGTTATGTGTCGCCTATGGGTGAAGAAGGGCCGCCCATGGCTAATCCGGTTTCAGTGGCCAGCATTACATCAACACAAACAGCTAATCTTGTTTTTAATACCGAATCGCTCACAAATTATAATTTGGGAACGGGGGCATTTAGACGTATTTATCGCACGGCACAAAGTACTACATCAACCACGTATGAATTTGTGGCTGATGTACCTATTGGAACCTTAACGTATGCAGATTCATTGGTTGATACTCAGCTAGGTGAAGTCATGCCATCTGCGTCATGGTTTCCGCCTAATGCGGCAATGATCGGCTTAAAATCCACCGCAAATGGTTTTTTTATTGGTTTTTTTGGTAATACATTATGTGTATCTGAAAAATACATGCCGCATGCGTGGACGCCTGCTAATGAATTAGCTTTCCCTAATGCAATTACGGCATTGGCAGTTACTACCGATTCTATTGTCGTATTTACGCAAGGCAGCCCCTATTTAGTGACCGGTACCGATCCGGCCACATTAACCGCTATTAAGATCGATAACCCACAATCCGTTCCCTATTGTAAAAGTTGCGTGGATATGGGGGGGTATGTCATGGCCGCTTCACCAGATGGATTGCTTAATATCACTCAGAGCAATATTACCGTTGCTACGCTGGATTATTTGACGCTTACACAATGGCAGGCTTACTCACCTACCACCTTATTAGGGTTCTTTTATGAAGGAATATATATAGGTTTTTCAAGTACGACGGCTTTTATGTTTGATACACGAAAAAGCCCTCATGTACTTACTACGTTAAGCGGTTTTCCTACGATTGTTGGTGGTTATAATGATTTATCAACCGATACACTGTATTTGTTAGATTCAACCGGTATTATTTGGTCATGGGAAACTGGCGCATTATCTACTTTCACATGGACCAGTAAGCCTTTTAGGATGCCAACACCTATTTGTCCTTCTGCCGGGCGCATTTATGCCAGTGGGGCTATCACGGTGCAACTTTTTGCAGATGGTGTTAGCGTGTTTGGCCCTGTCTCTATTCCAAATAGCAATGTGTTTAGATTGCCTGCAGGCTATAAAGCTAAAGAATTTACCATGACATTGAGTGGATCAAATTCGATTGATTCAGTAGCAATAGCTAATTGCGTTTCGGAGCTCAATTAATGGCCGATCAACGTCAAGTCCCTAGCGTTCCAGCCACAAGTGATCCCGTATTACGAAATTTTTTATCTGCTGTACGTGAAGCGGTTAATGCAATGTCGGCTTCGGTGGCTAATCAGTCTAGTTCTGCAGCTAATCAGTCTAGTTCTGCAGGCGTAACCAGTGCCAGCATAAGCGCTTTATCTACCACTATTGCTGGTTTGCTTGATACCTCAACACCGCCTGCTGTGACGGGTTTGGCTGTACAGGGCATGCGGGTTAATAACTTTGTGACGTGGAATGCAAGTACCTATGCCAATCTAAGTTATACAGAGATTTGGAGAGCGCCGGCATTAATGAATGCCTCCAGTATGACCGTAGGTGGTTCTTACACTATTAACGTGTTAGGTACAACGAACTGGTCGTCTATTGGTGCTACAGTGCCCGCTATCACTGCTTTGGTTAATGGTACTAAATATATTATTACCGCATTGGGCACAATAAATTGGACAAGCATAGGTTTAGGATCTAATCCGGTTGTAGGCGCTACATTTACTTACAATGGCACTGCTGTCTCTGGGTCGGGTGGTACGGTTTTAACAGCCAACTTTACGTTGAATTCAACACCTGTGACTGGAACAGGTGGCGTAGTTGTTTATGCCCCCGTCCTATCTTCAGCGGTATTAGTGGGCACTAGCAATGGCCATATTTTTGTTGATTCAGTAGATCCGGGAAGTGCTTATGCTTATTGGGTACGGTTTGTTTCTAATGCCAATATAGATGGTCCTTTTAACGCATCAACTGGCGTTATAGGCTCAACCAGTATCAGCAATGGTAATGGGGTAAATGGCTACACTATCACCGCTGAAAACCTATATGCAATACAAGCATGGATTTCCAGCGCGGATATATTAGATGCGGCTATTACTAATGCCAAAATATCAGGTACCATCCAATCAGATAATTACAACGGTTCAACGCTAGGATGGAGCTTAGATAAAACGGGCGGAAACTTAAATTTAAATCAGTTAACAATCAGAGATAATTTAGGTAATGTTATTCTTGCGTCAGGTACAGGAGTTAATTGGGGCTCAGTTAGTGGTACTGGTATACCTGCCGATAATGCAACTCGAAATGTTTTTCAAGGTAATTGGGCAACCGCAGTAAATTATGTGGTTGGTGATATTGTTATGGATTCTTCAGGCTATGGCTGG